GGTTTATGTTGAGAATCACAAATGTGTCTCCGTTATTTGATACGGGATTCTGTTCATTTTCATCCCAGTTGTCTCCACGAGGCCTGTAAAGGTTCTGTGCGTTTGGCATCAATACTCCGTATGTCTCGTAGTCCTTTGCCAAGCATACCCATACCTCGTGGTTCTCAGTGTCTTGCTGTCTTTCAGTAGGAGTACCTAACCTTACATTCCCCCAAATGCTTGAATCGTCTGTGTAATCTTCCGATGTGTCATCATTTGTCCATCTTCTCAAATTACCGTTGGCATCAACCATGACCGTATTGTTTCCGTTTTGGTCAACACGGATTTCGAAATTGCATCCGCCACAAGATCCGCTTGTCATTGAGAAAGTCATTTTGCCGCCATCGGATGCGCAGTCAAAAAGATTGAACCCAAGACCGCTTGCATGGTTTGTTTTTCTTAATTTTCCGTAGAAATAAGGATGAATGTATGTTCCATCTTCTCTTCTCGCATCTGAATCGTTCTCATCATAAGCGAATTCAGAGAACATGTCAATCCTCAACCCATGAGTGTTAATTATACCCTCGATTGTCGGCTTTATGTCATCGAAACGTTCAACATGCTCATGCGGTCTTGTCTCATCGTACTCGTTTTCAAAAACATACTGTACATTTTCATCGTCCTTATAGCTGTCGTTTTTAATGTTTAAGACAGATGAAATTGTAACAGATTCTTCCCCCATTGGTTCATCGACAATTGGAAAGGCGAGTCCACCTTGCGGATATTGCATGACCGCTGGAAAAGGATAGTTTTTAGCCTCATAGAACAATCTTTCACCAAGTGTCATTCTATATATCGGAGGGCATAACCTTGTCGTGTAAGGAATGTAGTTTTGCTGAACAAAATAAATATAGTCTCCTAATGCAGGAGTAAAATCATCTTCTATTTTTAATCCGTATTTACCAATATTTGCCGAAAAATCATTATTGTCTTTAGCCCAAGAATTGAAAGTTCCAAAAACTCTCAGTTCTTCATCTGTCATCATTTCGTAAACAATTGAATTGTATTCTGTATAACATCTTGGGTCTGAATCTGATGGAATTCCGTAATAACTGCTCCATGTTATAAATTCTTCATGAAAATATTTAACGTAGCAATCGTATTTGACAGTTATTCTGAATTGTTGGTGATTGTATGTAAGCAAGCTAACAGGCAAATACTCATCTATTAAGTAAGAGTTTTGGTTTGAAACATCAGTGTATTCATATTCTTTCGCGATATAACCATTCGGATCTTGCACCAACTGACCATTCTCATAGTGATAAAACGGACCATTGCCTGGCACTGTGGTTTCTATTTTTACATTTATTTTTCTAATATTCTTGTATTCATCCAGTATTTCATTTTTTAAATCGAGATTAAAATGAATTCCTGAAAATCCATGATATGTAGGATGTGTGTCTGGTATTGTTATTAATATATTGTTTTTGCAATAAAAACTTATGTTGTGTGTATAAGTCCCAACTGTATGATAGAATCTGTAATAACTCGGAGTGTTGTGTTCATCACGCAATACATAGGTTTTTGCAAGAATTTGGTACTCATCTCCGTAAGAAGTGTAGCGTACCAAGTTGTTCGGGCCTCCAGTATTATCATAAGGGACTCTTTCTCCTCGGCTGTTGTAATAAGTGCCTGTCAGCTCGTGTGCTAAAGATTTTATTGCTGTGTAATTCAATTTTTTGTATGTGAATATAGTTCCATCTGGCGGTGTTGTCTCTGTTGAGAAGCCCAATGTCGCCATCAAGTACGGATTCACAATTCTTATGTCTGGTTCAGCACCTCCTCCCACAGGAACATAAACGGGCACAATTCCGTTTGGCGTGAAGTTCGGGTAGAAATAAGGTATATTCTCCTCGCTACCCCACCCAGTGCAAATGTCAATGAGTTTTGATGTCGTGTTGCTTTTCTTTACAGATAGCAAGCTGTGTTCATATCCGTATTCAAACGATTCAGTCCAATCGTGCTGGTTGAAATATCCGATATGTATTGTGTGACCTACAAAATAATACGGCACATCGTAAACGCTGAACATTTCGTTAAGCGACTCCAGTATTGTCTTGTCCTCGAAAGAAACCAGATTCTCTTCTATGAAGTTGTCTTCCGTAGGGTCTGTGTAGTTCACATCATCGTCAATGACAACCGTGAAACCGCTTGTCTCGTTCAGAATTCCATGATATGCAAGCGTGTTTCTCAAACGCTGTGCGAACTGGTCTATCCTGCCGTAAAAGCTGAATGTCGTGTTGTTTGAGCATGGATGGTCTTGTGTCGCATTGTCTCCTTGATAGACAACATCGAAGAAGTACAAATGCTCAAGTATGATTCTGTCGCTTACAAAAGTTATCTCGTGTTTGTAGCCTTTGTTTGATTCAGTGTTAGATATTGAGCTTGTCGGTGTCTTGTCAACTGTGAAAACATTCCCTCCGAATATGGTGAAAACTGGGTCTTGGAAATTGTCATCAAGGCATCTTTTGTTGTATAGGGTTGCCGATATTGTCGGAGCGTTACCCATTCTCGATGCGTTGTATGTGAAATCAAATATTTCTGCTTGCTCATTGTCGCCAGGGAAATATATGTCTGTATATTCGCTAAAATAATTACCATCGTTAAGATAGTATATTTTTGTTGTATCAATATCTGTCAGTGGAATTGACAAATCCCTGAAATATGTTCCCAATGGCATAGCGCACTCATACCACTCTCCCGATGGAATTGCATCTGAATTGTCAGTTGCATGGAACAGTTTCCTTGTGGCTGTAGGAATTAAATCCCCAACAATTTGCAGAAGATAATCCCCCTTTCTAAATGTTGTTGGAAAATCGGATGTTCCAGATGTTCTTACAACACCTATCACGTTTATTGTCTTCTCTGTAGGAGGCAGTTTGTAAAGTTTCAGTGTCTTTTCCATTACAGATGCAATTCAATGTTAAATTTGGATATTTGCGTTGCTTGGATTTGCCTGAGGTTGTGTTGAAGTGTTCTGTTCTGTCTGCTTGTTTTTCTGAGACTCAATTTCCTCTTCCATTTTTCTCTTCTCCTCCTCCTCTTTAGACACACGGTTTTTCTCATCTGGCTTGCTGAGCGTGTTTAGCTCGATACCGCTTTCCTTTGAAAGAACTCCGGCTCCGGTGAGAATAGTTATCATTTGGTTGTACTCGTAATCGTTCATAGGTCGCCACACTTTCATTTTCGCACTAATTTTCAAATCTGCGAACTTCGTATAGGCGTTTTTTATGATTCCTTTGTTCACAAGTTCCTTTGACAGACCGAACTTGAACAATCTAACCATTTTGTCAACAACGTTCTGCCATTCTATCACTCCTTGCAATGCGTTCTCAATGTCAAGTGACTGCGTTAGAACAATCGCTATTCCGCTGATGTCACCGCTAATTTTGATGTCCTTCGGAAGTATGAATGTTGTGCTCGCCCCCTTCTGTATGCTCTCCTCCATGAGATTGAGAGTTTCGATAGTGCCCTCTGGAGATGGAGGTGAGAGGAATTTTGCATCTCCGTTTCCGTCAAGAGATGTGTCGTTTAGGATAATGTTGCCAGCGAGCTTCTTACCCTTGTTTCCGAAATTTCCCTTGATATAGAGAATGCCCCACCCATAACGCTTCTGTATTGCGTTGAAAATGTTGTAAAGTATCTCGTAGCTCTCAATGACGCTCTGCACGTTCTCCCAAGCTACATTGCCACGTTTTGTGATAAGCGGAATCTCGTTGAAACCATGTTTGACAGGTTCTTCCAATATCCATCCATCCTCTCCTATTTTGTCTGTTTCACCCTTGTTAGTCCATCTGTACATGTATGTGTCATCGTAGCTGTCGATATACTCGACATCATCAACCCTGTAATACACACTCTCAATGATTCTGTCTCCGTTGTCATCGTTGTGAGGGCATAGAACGTAACCGTCAGCGAAAGACAGCACACGGCTCTTGATTTCACCGTTTCTGTCAAAATAGTACAGCAAGCCTGCATCCCCGTATGACTTCTGGGTTGCGACCATTTTCTTCTTCATTCCGTCTTGGTTTCGCAAATCCCAATACTGCTTGAAAAGAATGAATTCCGAGTTCTGCTCATCTGTCGGGTTAATCTCCGTCAGAGTGAACTGCATGGGGTTTCCGGTAAGGTGAAGAACCTGCTTGTCCCTGATTATCCTCTGGAAAGGAATTGCCATCCTTGAGAACTTTATCTCACGGAAATCGTCATCACGGACTTTCACGCAGAGCGATGGAACGTTCTCGTCAAACAGAACGCTGTGAGATTGAGGGTCAAGCTCACGTATATACTGTTCCTGAGGTATTGTCTTGTAATAAATGCTCGGAAGTTTTGCATCGCTAACGGATGTCATATACACTTTGTTGACAGATGGCATTGCCTCCATTGTCGCACCTCTGACAAAAGGTTTCTTTTTTCTCAGCTTTTCTGGCGATGCCAGCAGCTCATTGACCATTTCCTTGTATTTGTCCATTGCTATTGTTTTGTTTCGTTCTGTTGTAAATAACACTCTCTTCTCGTGTAAGGGCATACCGTGTTGAACTTCTGCTCAACTATGACCATCTGTGTCTTCTTTTCCGATGAAATGTTGAACTTGTCGTTCAGTTTCACACGTATGTCTGCTATCTGTTTGTACCCTTCCTTTACTTCCATTTTTCCATCGACCATTGCCGCCTCAATCCTGTCGATAAGCCTCTGCATCTCGTTCTTGTTCTCCTCGAACGTCATCTTGTCCTTGTCGGAAAGCGTGTCATCGGATTTGAAGTTGAGGTCAATGTAGCTTCTCAAGAAAGACATTGCGGCAGTGCTCTCGTATGCTTCAATATCAGTCGGCTCGACACCGAAAACGGCTTGGTAAACCATCGGTTTCACAGAAATGCTTTTCGTGAGTATCAGATAGGCTATGTCCCTTATTCTAACGGAATGTCCGAGTTTCCCGCAAGCTTCGATAGCATCCCTTATGTTTTTCTCATCTATCATATACCGTGTTTTAATGTTTTGCAAATATACAAAAATTAACAAACAAATCGCACAAAATCATATTATTAATACCAAGTAGTATCATCAAACACATTCACATTCTCAACATCGAACGTGTCATCGTACTCCTTATCCTCATATTCCCTTCTCTTTGTCCTCGTAAGCTCATCTCCGTATGCGCATGAAAGCGTAGGCATCATTCTCATTGCGCAAGGGTCTAACAAGTCCATTGAACGGCTCTTTCCGAGCTTCTGATTCATCTCCTTCTTGGAGTAAAGCGTTTTTTTTCCGCTCTGAGCATCCCTGAACCTCACCACAGAACACTCCTCTATGAACTCGTTCGCTATCGTTATCCTCTCCTTCATATTGGCGTGGTCGTATATCTTCTCTCCTATCCAATCCGCAAAAGAAAGATGCTGCTTCTTTATCACATCTACAAGCCTCATGTAGCACTCATCCTTCAGCTTCATCACTCCTCTTCCGTACAGACCTATAGGTGCCCTGTATGAAACATACTGAACAGCATCTGGTATATAATCGTTTATGTACGTTCCTCTCACAGCATCATATATTATATGCGAGTCTGGCACATCGTGCTCTACTGCGAAAATATGCAGCTTCTCTGCGTTCATTCTCGGTGTGCTCTTGCTCAGTATCAGAATATCCTCCGCATGGAAGCCGTCCCAGTATATCGCCAAAAAATTGTCTGTCCCAGTGTCTGCAAGGTCTGCCGTTATCCACCTGTCGCCGTTCCTCTGCGGGTCGTTGAGAAAAACAAAGTTCGCATCATCTGTTGTTATAGGAGCATCCAAGTCATCCTTTGTGGACACATTCCAGTTACCCTCAAGAAGCTGCTGGGCTATCCTTCCGCCTGTCATTGCGACACTGCCGACATATCCCTTATTTGTGCCGATTGATGCCTTGTTCTCCGACATTCTTCCAAGATAGAATGTGAAAGACTTAATCATGTCAGCCCAAGTCGCAGTTCCGTTCTTTCCGTTGATTGACTTTATCTTCCTGTCAATGTCAATCTTGCATTTTGCGTAAACATCCTCTTTTGTATCACCCCATACAACATCTTTGACACTCTCGCCATTGATATAGAAATACCTTATTACTCCGTTTCTGTCCTCCCTTATATATCCATCTACGCCTATATACCAATCAATAAACTGCCTTAGCCAGTGGTCACGCTCAGGGTTTGTTGTCATTGCAACATGTCCTGTCCATTTTGCTGTGCCTCGGTTACGTGAGTAAATTGTTGTGAAACACTCCCACGTGAATCCAGTTCCCTCATCGAAATATATGTGGTCGTACTGACGGCCTTTGAAACGCTGCATCACCTTCTCACGGCTCTGGTCTGCAACGTGCGTCACATCAACGTATGCGCCTGAAGGGAAAATCACCCTCGGCTCGCCTGATTCTATTACTTTAATATTGTCACCGTAAACCTCCCTGAATGTGTCAAGAATAGAACCACCAGCTCTCAAGTCACCCAAGTTGTTACGAAGGAAAAGACTACGGAAATGAGGGTCTTGAGATGGCTCTGCGATTGACATCACGGCTGCAAACGTGTTGTGAGTCAATGTGAATCCATCTGTAATATACAAATGGTCATCGCTTGACACAAGCAGACACTTCATTTGTTCTTTGCCAATATACTTTACAGATTTGATATTTTTTGCAAATGAATATTTCTTTTGCAGATTGACTTTTTTTCTTTCAAGAGTTACAAAATCGTCCCTATTTTCAAACATACAAAAAACCCTGTATGCTGTTTTGCACACTATTCTTTCGCCGT